TTTCCTACTATTTTCTTTTCATAGATCTTCAGATAAAAAAATGCCGCTTTTCATCAGCGGCATTTTTGCGTCTGTCTAAAAAGGTGGGCATATGCCCACGCTCGTTAGAGGACGTTATTGGTATTGGCTGGATCATCTACTGCAATATAGATAGTAAACGAATTACCCTCTAAGGTTCTGCTATAAGTGTACTGCTCATAATGAGCACCTTCTTTCGCATTACTTAACAAAGTTTCATCCGTCACATTCCACTCTTTAAGTGATTTACTTTCTTCAGATTTGCTCCACTTATTATTGTCCTCTAATGAAGATTGAACCGTCAAACCAGGGAATTCTGAATCAGTATTCATATAGAGTTTAAAATGATTTAACTCGCCTTGTAATTTATCGATCACAATAATATCGTTACCACTACTATGAGTATTAGAACCATCAAAAGTAAAGATAGAATCTACATTTTGCACATTCAAGGTATTAATATAAATATGATCATCACCGCTACCCACGTTAAGATTAGTATTGCACCATACTCCACCAACGATAAGCGTATTATTACCCTCACCGAGATTGATACTGGTTATATCACCACTATCCACCACATATGAAGATGCGTCTTCACGACCTACATTCGCCTTAATGATAACAGTATCATTACCAGCACCAAGGTTAATTGTACTAGCACTATCTTTTATCTCTGCATCAAGTGATCCACCGATAATTACACTATCATCACCCGCACCAGCACGAATATTGGTACTATTGACATTACCACTGATATCAATTGTGTTATTACCGTTACCGAAGTCAAGTGCTTTTTCACCGCCATAATTATTGACATTGATAACATTCCCCTTAACGGTGAAACTATCATTGCCATCACCAGCATAAAGAGCCGTAGTTGCCCAAGCAGCCGGCGCACCTGTATCTTCAGAAACCCCTAACACTTCAATATGGTTATCGCCATCACCTAAATCAAAGGCAACAGCAGCACCTTTATGTAATTGACCATCAAGCACATATTGACTTGGTCCATACCAAGCAGATTTATATACTTCACCATAAGATGCATTATCGCTGATTACATCATAGAAACGATCCATTGTGCCGTCACTAAAGACACTACCACGCACCTTAATAGTATCATTACCATCACCCAGCAATAACGCAGAGTGACCTTTAATGTCGTAGTTAATATCAATTACTGCACTATCTTTAGAAATAATCAAGGTATGATCTTCCAAAGAATCGCCCACAATCATATGGTCATTACCTGTGCCTAAGTCGATAACATTGGATGACGAACGCTTAGAAACCGTATCACGAATTGAACCACCAACAATAAAGTTATCATTACCGCTACCTAAATTAAAATAGTTAGAGTGTTTTATATTAGCATCACCATCAGCAAGAATACCACCGGCTAAAGAAATTTCATCATCACCGGACCCCATATCCACGCGAGCAGTAGTCATAAAGAATGATTCATTACTACGTGAATAGCTATACGGCATATTACCCCATTTATAACTCCATCCTAAATCATTATCATCAGGGTATTTATTATTACCCGCCCAAGGACGCTCTTTATTATTGAGAATAACATCAGAGACAATAAATTTGTCATCACCTTTACCTGTGAAGAATACTTGGTCTCCATCACCTGCCATACCCATTGCTGGTGAGTAAATTCGTTGTGCTGGTACACCATAACCCCATACACCACGACTTAAGTGAATGGTGTCATTACCGCTCTTATCACCCTCAAGATCACCTTTACTATCAGTATAGATTGCAGTATTAGCCATCACCATCATTGCACTAACAGTATCATCACCGCCTGCCATATCAATGTCTACAACGCGATCAGCACCTTCACCATCAGATGGCGTAACACCATTAATCATACCGGTGAAGCCATCTTTACGCCACATCCACTTACCATCCGGATCACCACTAAAGCCTGTTTCGTTTGCCTTCATCACAACAAGGTAATCATTGTTGTCAGTTGTCACCATACCGTTTGGTGTAGACAAGGTATTTTGTTCAAAACGACCGGTTTTGGTCATTAAGTCATTATAAGTAGGTGCCTTATCCGGTGTAATATCGCCGGTCACACGCATTGCCGTAATCACTTGTTCAGGAGGAGTGAACAAGTTACCTGCTTTATCGACTAAAACATATTTGTATGATCCATAAGGCAACTCAACCGGATCTGTTGCTTCTTTACCAGTGATATAAGTCAACCCGTTAGCTACTTGAATGGCTTGGTTATCAGTATCATTAACCTGACGATGTTTCGCACCATACGCAGGATCGTTGTCTTTTGGATCAAAAACAATATTATTGCCATTAAAGCCAATAGCATCTAAATCAAAGGCAGTATCGACAGTAATATCTTTCAGCGTCTTAGTTGCATTATCTCCACTAACGGCTTTACCAGTTGCACTATCACAAACAGTTGCCACCACATCATATTTTCCGTCTGTCAATAAAGCATTAGCTGCAAAGTGATATTCGCTTTGACCGGCTTTAATCACTTGAGTAAATTCCTCAACAATATGACCGTTTTTACCTTCCGCAATAGCATTATTGATGATTTGAACTTTTAAGGTTTTACCGACAAACTCTGTATCTGTTGGTAAACCTTGCTCAACACGCACAAGAATATCATCCCAGCGATTATCATCGGTCAAGGCGCCGTCTTGATTGATTGCACCGGAGAATTGACGAGGGAATCTGTCATAATCTGCACCGGCTTCTTTCATCAATTGAATTTGGTAATCACGCAATTGGTCAACATCATCATTGACTTCAATTGCGGTCACTTTAGCACCTTGTAAACGGGTTGAGGTGTCTTTAGCATCCGCCACAATCGCATCACCGTCGGTATTAAATTTCGCGGTGACGGTAATATCCTGATCGCCTGCCGGGGCTTTAAAGCCGGCAACATCAAAGTAATAACGACCTTCATCTGCGTCATAAGCGACGGTAACCGGTTTGCCATCAGCGGTTTTTGCACTCACATCATAACCTTTACCACCCACTTTTTCAGTTACGGTCACAGTGTAATCCCGTGTACCGCTAGCATTGTTAGCAGCAACAGACACATTAAATGTACCGCTGGTTGCGTGGCTATTCGGCATAAATTCAGCAGGGTCAAAGTAAACTTTGGCATTGACTGCACCATTAACTAAATCAGTGTAACCTAACACACCATCATTACCATCCTGAATTTGAACTTCTGCAAATTTAGGTGGATTGTCATTCGGTGACATCGCATCATCACTACCGCCTGATTTATTGCCAGCATCGGTAACAGTTGCTACCACTTGAGTGCCGTCTTTGACATCATTTTGTGGAATAGTCACAGACAAATCTTTAGTTAGATTTTGACCATTCACGCTAGTAACCGTGTCATTAGAAATATTCGGTAATAAAGTTATATTACTAGAATTCCAACTTCCATCATTCTGTTTAGTGTAAGTAACGGTTTGTTCTGTACCTTGCTCATCCGTCCATTTCACTTCAACACTTTTCGCTTCCGGTTCGCTTGGCATTGTGATAGTGACACTACCATCAATTTCTGAAGCGGTAACGGTTGGTACGATTTGATCCAAATCAACATCATAAGTCACTTCTTTGTTTGGAATCGTTGTTTCCACTCCCTCAAAGCCCTCTTTGCTAACTTTTACTTCCACAGTAACTTTGCCGTCGTTGAGTTTGTTACTGTTAGTATCGCTAGTCGCATTATCGGTTAAGTCTTTACCGCTCACTTCCGCTACAAAGATATGATTACCGTCCTTATCCACATTACCAGAGTCGATTGCATCCACTTCTTTGCTGCCTACTTTAACTTTGACACTATTGATAGTTTCACCATCGCCAACTTTCACCGCCACTTTAACTGGCACTTTGTCCTCAGCTGCTTCTACCTTATTAACCACATCGTCACCGGCAACTGTGATAGATGTAATTTCAGTTTCTGCTTTAAAGGCTGTTTTATGTTCACTCACATTACCGTGTGGATCTTGTGACCAAGTTTCAACGATACCACTAGCCGGAATAGAAAGTTTACCCTCACCATCCACAACTGGGGCATTTTGATCCGTAGAAGTCCAGCTCTTATCATCATCACCACGGGTATAGGTATATTGCGCTTCTTGACCATCTTTAATCACTTTCACTACTACCTGATCGCCTTTTTCATCGTCAGTTACCGTGCTAAGATCTAAAACGAAATTATCACCCTCAACCTTTGGTTCTACTGTAGATGGAGCTTTGGTATCAATAAAGAACTCATAATGTTGTTCAGCATAATCACCACTTGCAGAATCACTAACAGATCCATTTTTCTTCCAAGTGTCTACTTGTGAACCAGTAATATATTCCACTTTAATTTCATACTTACCGTCAGATAAAGAATGCGTATCATATTTACCTTCTGCATTTTTCACTTTAGGTGAAGTTCCTACTGGCACCTCCAAATAACCTTTTGAAATTGCCTGATCAAGGAATTCCATTCCTGCATCGGAATTAAAGCGATAATAAGCTTGGCTCTTGTCCCCATTTGTCGGTGTCCAGTCATTACTGGAGTTCGCATAGCCACTAAAAGTGTTAGTACCATTTTCATCACCTGATTCTTTACTGGTACTTGAGAAGTCAAACACATTCGTTTTCTTACCTGATTCATCCACCTGATAGAGATGATAAACCAAATAAACATCACTTTCTGCCTTACTTGTAGCGTTCTTTTCTTTAAATTCCTTTAATTTCTTAATAATTTCATCTGGCAATAGAATACGGGTAGTTAAAACACCATCATCTAAATCCGGTTTGGTGACGTAATTATCTTTCGGCTGACCGGAAACATCAGTAAAGTCTGTCCCTTCAACAGAAGCATCCAATTGTGCACTGTCCACTTTTGCAGAAGCAAAGCCAATATTACCTGCCTGGTCACTTGAGTACACTTTCACAATGGAAGAAGGCATTAAGCCATCATCAAGAGTTACTTTCTCTTGATCACCGAGTTCTTTGCCTTCTGCATCCACCCATTGGTTATCTACTTTTTCATAGATAACTGAATGTTCTACACCATCTTTACCGTTATAACGAATTTCTACTTTAGTCGCATCTGCTTCTTTCGGTAAAGTTACGGTTGCTACACCATTTTCAATATCGATAGAACCGCTCGGTGCTAGTGTATCAAAAGTTACCTTGCCGTCTTGATTAGCGACCACATTACTGTTATCCGTATCTGCTTTATCCGTGAAGCCACTGCGATCCACAACTGCTTGCAAGTTTAATTTTGCTTCACCATTAGGCACTTGGGCTTCGTTTGAGGCATCTGGCATAGTCGGATTCTCAATCAATTTGCTCAATTCACCGACAGTTGTTTTAACAGTATAGATAGGATTACCCTGCTTGTCATAGCTGATGTCGGTCACTTTGGCTTTGATTAAATTACCTTCTTTATCTTTAAAGCCAATACTCGCATCACTATTGTCGGTGCGAATTTCCTCACCAACACCAAGTTCTGCTTTAATTTTGAGGGTAACTTCACGCTCTAAATCAGGGGCATCCTTTAAATCGCCTAATGCGGGTTCCACTTCACGTTTGACAGATTCCGCTCTATTGATTGTATTATCACCTTTATAAGCATTATTATCGTAAATGCTTTCATCTGGAGGATTACCTGCATTTGCTTGTCCGTCCAAAGCGTTTACTTCAATGCCAAGCAAAGAAATTGTCGTTGCCGGAATAAAATCATCAGCTTGTGCAGAAGTGTTACCGGCTGCATCTGTACTTTGTGCTTTCACACCTGTACCTGGCTCTGCTGGAATAAGCACTTTACCATTATCCAAAGTGGCAACACCGCTATCTACTGGCTGACCATCAGCATCCGTCAATTTCCAGTTACCTTCAGCATCTTTTTCAGCAATAAGTTTGGTTTCTGTACCATCCTTATCAAGAACGCTAATTTCTACTTTATCACCTTGTTTTGCCTCATTCGGCAATGTGATATCAAACTGTGGTTGATTATTGTCTCCCGTAGTACGTCCAATAGTCGGAGCATCCGGTGCTGTGGTATCCACATCATATAATTGCTCTCGTGCAGGCAATGTGGTACCGATACCGTCTTTGCTGACTTTGACTTCTACAGTGACTTCGCCGTCTTTGCTGCCATTGTCATTGCTGTCTGAGGTAGCGTTTTCGTTTAAGGCTTTAGCCGGTACTTCAGCAGTATACACAGGTTTACCGTTTGCATCGGTGCCGGTTTGTTTAGCAGGATAGCTGTTATCACCTACATTAATGGTCACCGTTGCGCTTTCTTCAGCCGGTTTATCCAAAGTGACGGATACAGGTACATTATTGCCGCCACCGGAAGTTATATTTCCAGCCTCATCGGCATTAATAATGTTATCACCACCTACAATGATATTTTCAATGGTAGTATTCGGTTTAAAACCGGTTGCTGGATCACTGCTGTTGCCGGATTCATCACTGGTTTGTGCTTCAATAGTTGAACCTTTGTCCGCAGGTACGGTAACAGGCTCAATGACTTTGTTGCCGTTTTCGTCAGTCCAGCCATCATCTCCTTTAGTATAGGTGTGAGTGTCTTGGCTACCGTCTGGATGAGTCACTGTCACATCGACTTTATCGCCTTTGCCGGCATCATCCGGTAAATCGACTGTGAAGCCATTATCACCGGCATCAGTAATGTTAGGTTTTGAACCAACTTTGGTATCTACCGCAAAATTGACTGGTTCAGGATTAATAACACCGTCTTTAGGCGCACCATTGCTATCGGTGATTTCAACCTTGATGCTGGCATCCGGTTTGCTTGGGTCAGCACTGTTGGCTGCATTGATTTTGTCATATGGCACAGGAACGGAAACTTGTTTCGCATTAATTATTTCCTGAGTCACATCAACAGAAATAGGCGTTTCTTCTCCTTTAGGATTAGTGTAGATAACTTTAACTTTATCACCTACAACAAGCCCTTCTGGTAACGTAACAAGGATATCTACACCACCAACAGCATCTTGAGCATTAATAATTTCATCGCTACCCGGTGTTACGCCCTCAACCGAGAAGTCAAAGCGTTGTGGGACAGTGCTATTTGCTTCATCGCCGGTATTGCCTGCTTTATCGGTCGCTTGTGCGGTGATGTCGCTATTTGGTTGTAATTTATCCGTTGGAATAGTAACTTGCTTACCGCCGTTGCCATCATCCACGATTTCAAAGCCCGGATTATTATCGGATGCTGTCCAGTTGCCATCATCATCTTTAGTAAAGGTCACTTCGGTTTCTTTACCGCCTTCTGGAGTGACTTTGATCACTACTTTATCAGTATCCGCATCAGCACCGGTATCAGGCAGATCGATAGTGACGTTACCCCCATCGGTTGTAATACTTGGCTTGGATGGTGCTTGGTCATCGACCCTATAATCACCGTCTTTTTCTGGCAAGGCTTGTGCATCACCGCCTACTTGAGAAGAAACTTCTACTTTAGCAGTCACTTTTCCGGCGAAATCTTCACCGGCAGCAGTTTGTAAGTCAGTCGCTTTTACTGTACCTTTGAAGATTAAATTGCCGTCTGCATCTTTACCGGCTGCAACTAAGGTATTGTCGCTCGCTTGTGGATCGTAAGTTAGGGTTTTAACACTACCCTCAATGCTTACAGTGACTTTAGATACACCTTCGGTACCGACGGTTTTTACCACTACGGTAATTGGAATATCTTTGTCGTTGTCGATTTCGGCTTTATTAATCAAGGCATCGGAATCCACACTCACCGCTTCAATGCTTGAACCCGGCACAAACACGACAGCCGGATCGCTGCTGTTGCCGTTTTCATCGGTAGCAACTACGCTGACGGTTTCACCAGGATTAATGTTGACTGTTGGATTGCCGTCTTGATCGATAGTGATGCGTGGATCATCGCTTGTCCAATTACCGTCCTCATCTTTAGTTAAGGTGATGGTGTCTTCATTACCGTCTTTATCGGTAATTGTCACATCAACGGTTTGCGCATCATCTAGGCTATCTTTATCCACTACCACCGTATCATTAGTGCCATTGTTATCGGTATCTTCGGCGGTGGTTGTCGGTGTGTTTGGAGCGCTGGTATCAATATGAATATCGGTAAACTCTTTAGGTTCACGTGATGTATCGCTTGGTGTGACTTTGATGTCGACATCTTTGCCATCTAAGCCCTCAATATCTTCTTTCGGAATAGTTACACTAAGATTACCATGTTCATCGAGTTTGGCCTCATATTCTTTTGCATCACCACCCTCTTTTACAGTAACTTTTGCAGTTTCACCCGCTTTAAATGGGGATTTAGGATCAGGAGTGACAGTGACGACTACACCGCCTGCAGCGTCTTCTGCATTAATCACGTGATCATCATCATTCACCCCTTCGATAATCACATCATAGCGATTAGGCACGGTGACAGATGAAGGTTTGTCTTGTGTATTGCCGGCATCATCTTTAGCCACCGCAGTGATAGTTGAGCCCGGAGTGAGTTTATCTGTATCAATAGTGACAGTGCCGTCCTCATTGGCAGGATAATTTGGATTATCCGAAGTCCATTGACCATTTTCGTCTTTGGTATAAGTAACGGTCGTGGTTTGTCCACCTTCTGGAGTCAGTGTTACTACAACAGTGGTCACATCAGGGCTATTGTTTTCAGCTAAATCAATAGTGATTACATCGTCACTGGTGTCATCATTACCCTTGTCATCAAGTTTCACGCTTGCATTATCATCAAGCTGTGTATCCACATCATAGTTGCCTGCTTTGCTGACAGTGCCGGTTTGTGGACCTACTTGAGGATTTTCGTATTTTAAGGTGGCTTCAACTTTGATAGGTTTATCTTTGCCATCAGCTGTATCTAAGCTGTCCTTAGGCACAATGAGGGTAAAGGTGCCGTCACCATTGACTTTAACATTGTTGGCAGGAATTTCTGTGTCATTTACTTTGAATGATTCTACGGTTTCACCATTTTTAAGGTCAACACTGACCACAACGGATACGGTAGAGCCTTCTAAATCTGATGCGTTCAACACACCATCATCAACACGGACAGCCGTAATCGCACTACCGAATTGATGCGTAACTATATCTGTTTTGCCATCGCCATCGTTATCTGTTGGCGTATTACCGCTAGCATCGGATTCCTCTTTGTTTGAAATGCCATCACCATCGGTATCTTCATCACCGTCGTTGTTAGTATCTGGATTGCGTGGGTCTAAACCGGCTTCTTTTTCATCAGCATTGTTCACCCCATCACCATCAATATCGGTATCTTTATAATCCGGAGTACCGTCATCGTCAGTATCTTTTGGCTTGGTTGGATTGCCGTTTTCGTCTTTACCTTCGATGATATCAGAAGTGCCATTGCCGTTTTTGTCGGTAATAGTGTTGCTGTCAGGGTTGGATTCTTCGGCATTGGTTTTACCATCACCGTCAGAATCCTCGTCACCGTCATTCACGCCATCGCCATTACTATCAGGATTGCGGGGGTCTAAGCCAGCAGCATTTTCATCGGCATTGTTTACACCATCGCCATCGATATCGGTATCTTTATAATCCGGAGTACCATCACCGTCAGTATCTTTTGGCTTGGTTTGATTGCCGTTTTCGTCTTTACCTTCGGTAATATCAGATTTACCGTTACCGTCTTTGTCAGTGATTTTATCGCTGTCCGCATCGGATTCGTCTTTATTAGGTTTACCGTCACCGTCAGAATCTTCGTCACCGTCGTTTACGCCATCACCATTGGTATCCGGATTGTGTGGATCTAAGCCGGCAGCAATTTCATCAGCATTATTGACACCGTCACCGTCGATATCGGTATCATCTTTGTCCAAAAGTTTATCCGCATCATGGTTATCGTCTTTTGCCACAACACTAATTTCTTTACTAGGTTCGCTCTTTGGTGCTGTTGCTTTGTTATCATTTTGTGCGCTCAAAGATGTACCATCTGCCACTGCATCAGGAGCAAAGGTAATCTTACCGGTTTGGCTATTAATGCTAATCAATGGGTTATCCAAGGCTTGTGTGCCTGCATCATCTGTATACAAGCCCCATGCGCCGTCTTTGTTGACTGCATAAATTGTTGTTGGTGTGCCTGCACCATCTTTGCCATCTTCTGGTGTATAGTTGATAGTCACGCGATCGATGTGTGATGCTCCATTGCCTAATGGGTCAATTTCTACCCCACCAGTATAACGAGTCACACCATCTTCACCCACTTTGCTTGAATGCGTTACCGTAGGATCAGCGGGTTGATTCACATCAGAAACACCATCGTTGTTTTCATCTGTTTTACCTGGTTTTGTGGTATCGGATTCGTCTTTGTTTGAAATACCGTCACCATCGGAGTCTTCATCACCGTCTTTTACTCCGTTATCATCACTGTCATCTTTGCTTGAATCTAAACCAGCATCTTTTTCATCGGCATCATTGACGCCATCATTATCGACGTCGTTATTATTCACGTCATCTTCGCCGTCTTTTTTGCCATCACCGTCAGTATCAGGGTTAAAAGGATTAGTGCCATTGTCTTTTTCATCTTTATTGTCGACACCGTCACCGTCTTCATCTTTATTGCCGTCGGTAATATCTGGTTTACCATCGCCATTACGGTCGGTGGTGGTGTTGAGATTAGGATCTGACTCTTCTTTGTTGGTTAAACCATCATCATCAGTGTCTTTATCGCCATCCGGTGTGCCATTTGTATTTGGATTTTTCGGATCTGTGCCTGCTTCTTTTTCATCAGCATTATTGACACCATCACCATCGATATCGGTATCAATATCATCACGAATACCGTCACCATCTTGGTCTGGCAAGACTTTACTTGGGTCGTCTTCAGTGTACAGATCCACCAAATATGAGACAAAAAGAAATTAGGGAATTGGTTGGAAAATGTTGGAATAAGTGGGCGAGAAACCTAGAGAAATGAGGCTTTGTTGATAAGCCCCTTATTTTTGGGTAAGAAATAATGGTTTGCGACAGATCTATCAAAATGCCACTTTTTTGCCACTAAATATGCGACAGTTAAAAAATCACTCTAAAAGTTTTAAATTCGGTTTAAATGCGGTTTTAAATTTCGTGGGTGGTTTTGAATTACGCCACACTATCCTCAGTTGCTGTGTAGCTACTAGTTAGCTCTTTATCCGTTTGATCAGCTAATGCCTCAACCGCCGATAGTGCGATAAGCTGCCTATCCACATTACAACGCCTAAACGCACACACAAGCCTCCATTCGTCATCAGTTAAATAATCAGGTTTAACTGCAACAGGCTGCGCTGTTTTCGCCTCTAAGGCTTGCAGTTTCTGCTCAAGTAGGTCAATACGTTGTTGGAGATTAAACTCATTTTTTTCTATTTCGGCTTCATTTGTTGTAAACCCTAAAGCTTTTTGAGTTTTTTCAGGAAAACTTGAGTAGTGGTATTCAAAAGCAACCCCTTTTTTTCCTTTTATTTGTCGCTTGATCCAATTTTCTTTAGTGGCTTTCCTAGTGATATTCGAGGCTTTTTTAGGTAAATCAATTAAACCTTCTAATTCATAAGCAGTAAACCATTCTTGTTTTATATTTGAATTCATAAAACCCTCTCAAAATTCTTTTAAGAATTCAAAGGAATTAAAAAAGAATTATTTATTAATCAATAACTTAACCAAATTTAAATAATTTATTTTGAATTCTTTTTAAATTCCCTATTGAATTCAAAAGGAATTCAATATATTATTTGATTGTAGTTAGATGAATTACATCATCTAAGTAGTTGCAAAAACTAAGTTTTTAAGGATCTCACATAATGAATAGAAAGAAAAGAGCTCGAGATATGAGTAATCACGAAATTCGTGGTGAGCTAATGAAAAAAGGGAAATCCTTATCTCAGTTGGGAATAGAAAATGGTTTAGCTAAAACAACTGTTCGTAATGCTTTAGATAAACCCTATCCAAAAGGAGAAAGAATTATTGCTGATGCCTTAGGTATTGAGCCTTGGGATATATGGCCAAGCCGTTACATCAATCAAAGATAAGGTTTTGGATTATGAAAGAATGGGTCAGTGCGAAAGATTTAGCAGGGTTAGGAAATCTACCTATTAGTCCGAGCAATGTCACTAGAAAGGCTACAAAAGAAAATTGGGAAAAACGCCAAGTGAAAGGAGCAAAAGGCGTTAGCTATGAATACGCTTTTACATCTTTACCACAAAATGTACAAGCCGAAATTATCTTAAAAGAAGCTCAAACCCAAAAACTTGCAGAGCCATCAAAAAAGAAAAATCTCAACTACCTACCTGACGTAGTTTGGAAGCCGTGGCAAACAGCGAACGAAAGACAAAAAAGCGTGGCGCAATATCGTTTAACGATTGTGAAAGCAATTGCCGCCTTAAAAGCAACGGGGCTAACAAGCCAAAAAGCGATTGCGTTGGTGGCGAATGAGTACAACGAGTCCGCAGGCACCATTAAGCGTTGGTTTTACGACGTGCAGGCGTTTGAGCAATCAGATTGGTTGCCGCTGTTGCTCGATAAAAAATACGCCAAACGCCGCCAAGGCGAAGCCGAATTTAGCGAAGCCGCGTGGGAAGCCTTTAAAGCGGATTATTTACGAAATGAAAAGCCAGCTTTTAATGTTTGCTATTACCGCCTGCAACGTGCCGCACAAGAGCAAGGTTGGATTATTCCATCAAGTCAAACGGTGAAACGCAAGTTGGAACGTGAAGTGCCGTTAGCACAACAGATCTATTTGCGTGAAGGCGAACACGCCTTAAGTCGCCTCTACCCTGCAATGCAACGCAGTGTGGCAGAAATTGAAGCGATGGAATGGATCAATGGTGATGGTTATCAACATAACGTTTTTGTCCGCTGGCATAACGGCGACATTGTGCGCCCGAAAACGTGGATTTGGCAAGACATTCGCACTCGCAAAATTTTAGCGTATCGCACCGACTTAAGCGAAAACAGCGACACCATACGCCTAAGTCTAATGGACGTGATCTACAAATACGGTATCCCTCGCAAGCTCACTATCGACAACACTCGTGCAGCAGCTAATAAGTGGATGACAGGTGGCGTGAAAAATCGCTATCGCTTCAAAGTTAAAGAAGATGATGTGGTTGGGATTATTCCATTGTTAGGTATTGAGCTTTACTGGACATCTATCCAGTTTGGCAAGGGACACGGACAAGCGAAACCAATCGAACGTGCCTTTTCGCATGGTGGATTGGGCGAACTCGTGGATAAACACCCGAGTTTAGCAGGCTACCACGCAGGCGACAATATCTATAACAAGCCGGACAACTACAACGGCGGCAAAGAGGGGGTTGATTATGGGGTCTTTATCCTTGCCCTCGAAGATGGTATCCGTGCGTTCAATGAAAAAGAGGGACGAGAAACTGAGATTTGTCAGGGCGTATATAGCTTTAATCAAGTGTTTGAGCGTGATTATGCGAATGCGCATATCCGCACCGCCAGTAGCGAACAACTCCGCTTGTTAATGTTGATGAGCGAAGCGGTAACCCTCAAAAAAGACGGCACCTTTGAGCTCAACTGTGGCGGCAAAGTGCATAACCGCAAAAATCGCTATCTTGCTGCTGATTTGATTGCCTCTAACCATAAGAAAGTGATCGTCAAATTTGATCCGCGCGACCTCCACGGCACTGTCCACGTTTACAGCTTAACAGGTGCTTATTTAGCCGAAGCAATATGTACCGAAAAAGTAGCGTTTGGCGATAAAGCGGCAGGCCGTGAACACGATAAAGCACGCAAGCAGTTTGTTAAACACAACAAAGCCGCAGCCAAAGCGCAGCAAACAATGGATGCACAAGAAGCCGCACGCTATCAACCGGAATTTGAAGAGGAAGAGCCGCTCGAGCCGAAGATTATTGAAATGATCCAACGGCAAGGCAACACCGTGCGCAAAGTGGAAGTGTTGGCAGACGATGAAATTGATGAATTTGAACAAGGCTGGCAGAAAGGGCTAGCGTTATTGAAACAAGAAAAAGGGCTTTAAAACAGGTTTAAAGCCGATTTAAGTGAGGAAAAAATCATGTTATCTGAAAGATTAGCAAAAGCCATTCAAACCAATTTAAACCATTCTTGTGATGAATTTGAACCACATCTTCTTATCGGTTTGAAAATGATTGAAAAAATGCGGGGTCGTCAAACTCATCCATCCAATCAGGAAGTTGAAAATCAATGGCGCACTGAATGTTTGTCAACTCTCGCAAGAAAGTGGGAATTGGCTGAAGAGCTTGTTCGTCTCGAATCAAGTTATCCGTCAATGAAAGGCATTCTTCAAGAATATCTAATCGCATTACAAAACGCCATTGTAGATAAAGTAAAAGGGAAATAATTAACTCTACCCTAAATCCAAAATGTTTTGATAATTGCTTAAGGTAATCGGTTTGCTCTTGTTCAGATTTTATACCAACGAAAGTTTTCCGATAGTGATGCCAATCTATTTCTAATTGATGAATAGAGGTTGAGCAATTTAAAAATAAGAAACGATATAAACGTTTCATTATTTCGGGATTTAGTCCAGCAAGGATAACTGATGACTGTTTTGCGGTGTTGTTGATCAGGGTTTCAAATTCATCCTGCTGAATATTCAGAAATGAAGAGAAATTATTACAGTAAGACATAAATTTATTTTTATAAAGAAAACAGGAGCACTATTATGACACTAATTCAGCAAATCCAACAAATATTAGCAAACAACGAAATCACACAACGTGATCTCGCCCTTCAATCCGGCATCTCAAGTGCCACATTAAGCACATTTTTAAAAGGCACATACGCCGGTAATACCGACAAGGTCGAAAACGCACTGGCAAATTGGTTAGCCGCCAAAGAAAAGAAAACGGCAGTATTTGTGGAAGCGCCATCATTTATTGAGATCCCGACCGCAAAAAAAATCTTTGCCGCCTTAGATATGGCAAAAATTCTGCCAACAATGATCACCGCCTATGGCGCAAGCGGTGTTGGCAAAACTAAAGCTTGTCAAGAATACAAAAAACAAAATAAAAACGTCTGGATGGTCACCGCCAGCCCGGCAAGAGCAACGGTAAGTGCAATTTTATACGAATTGGCATTAGAAATTGGCATTAATGATGCACCGCGCCGTAAAGACCGCCTCAGCAGAATGATTACCAAAAAACTGACTGGTACACAAGGATTGGTGATTATTGATGAAAGCGATCATCTACCTTATGACGCGCTCGAAGAAATTCGCATTATCCAAGAAGAAGCGGAAGTTGGGTTTGCGTTAATTGGTAATGACAAAGTTTACACCCGCATTCAGGGTGGGGTAAACCAAGCGCACGAGTATGCTCGCCTCTGGTCAAGAATTGGTAACCATTGCGGCTTAAAAGCTAGCACCAAAGGCGATATTAAAGCGATAGCGAGCGCATGGGGCTTGGATATAAACGATAAAGATTTGATGACCGTGCTATTTGATATCGGAGGAAAAGCAGGTGGGTTACGTGCATTAACCCAGTATTTACGCCTTGCCGGAATGACAGCCAAAGGGCAAGGCACAGCAATGACATTAGACCTTATTTTACAAGCGAAACAACAAATGACAGGGGGTGCGCAATGAAAAGATTAATGATGATCGGGTTGGCGGTGTTACTTACCGCCTGCCAACAAGAACCAAAAGAACCGGAATGTGATCAGCTTTGTTGGCAACAAAAAGCCGATGCAGAGTGGAAAAAAGAACACGGCGAATTTCAAACGCCGCTTAGCCCGGAACAGGAACAAGAGATTTACGAATATCTCAAGAAACATTACCCCGATACCGATTTTAATAACCACACCTTAATAGGAGAATAATTATGGCACAAAAAACCAGACTAAAAAGCGACACCGTGCGCTACACAACACGAGAAGAAGTCGAAACCGCAATTAAAGATGTCGGCGATCTACAGCGTGAATTACAACGTGTTGCCACTCATCAAAATGATGAACTAGCCGCAATTACAGAAAAATATGCACCACAAATTGCCGATTTACAGGCGCAAATCAAGCCATTACAAAAAGCGATTGAAATTTGGTGCGAAACCAACCGAGCTGAACTCACCAATAATGGCAAAACCAAAACCGGATCATTTAACACCGGCGAAGTGCAATGGCGACAACGCCCACCAAGTGTATTAATTCGCAAGGCGGAAGAGGTGTTAGAACGTTTACGCCAGTTAGGCTTAACTCGCTTTATCCGCACCAAAGAAGAACCGAACAAAGAAGCAATGTTGGCAGAAGCCGAATTAGCGGCAACAGTAACCGGCATCACCATTAAAAAAGGCGTGGAAGATTTTATCGTTACACCGTTTGAGCAGGGGGTGTAGAAATGCTTGAAGACGTTAGCGATTTAAAAGAAGCCTATGATTTTTATAAGAAAGTCAAGAAAGATGAAAACGCTATTGCGTGTGGTTGTCTATCTGATGCCGAGGATTGGCTCTGGAAAGAGCTAGATGCATTGTTTGCAGATGACGAGGAAGATTAAAACCCTTTTCAACACGCTTTAAACCCGATTTAAGGCGTGTTTATAAAGTGTTTTAACCATCAAAACAGGAGCAAAAAAATGAAAAACCAAGCCTACTATGACTACGCCGACCAAGCGGCGGAACTGGAGAAAAAGCAACAATACCGCGATGCCGCACTGCATTGGCAACTTGCCTCCGGCAAAGCGAAAAAAGAGATCAACTGCGAATATGCCACTGAACGGAGCAAATTCTGCAACCGCATGACAGTGCGACCATTTAGAGGTGAAGAATGAAAATAACAAAAGAAGATTTAGTCGAGCAACTCGCTGACGTATGGACGCAGATTGAGTACGCTATTTGGCTGCTTCATGAGGATAAGCCCGAAGATGCTGCCAGAATGGTGAGATTAGGGATGAAGGACGCGGCAAAAGTAGAACGGAAATTAAAATTACTGGCAAATCATTAAAACCCATTTAAACGCCTTTTAAATCTCAGTTAAGAGGCGTTCATAATGCGTTTTAGGAGAGAAAAATATGCGTTACACCAAACCAAAATTGATTCAATTAATTCATATTGCCAAGCATAAACTCGGCATTGATGAAGAAACTTACCGAATGATTTTGCAAAACGAAATCGGTAAAAACAGCTGTAAAGCAATGACAATCAACGAATTAATGCGTGTTTATGATCACTTTGAACAAGCCGGTTTTAAACGCACCGCCAAGCGTCAGCACTCACCGGCAAGCCAAAAAGCAAAAGTAAAACACAATATTGCGTTAAAAATTCGGGCTATCTGGATTGAAATGCATAAAGCCGGCATCATTCGAGATGGCTCAGAAGACGCATTAAACAGCTTTGTGCGTAATGTTGTTAATCCTATCTTACAACAACAAGATAGACCACTTGTGCTAAATGTGCAAAGCCTTGACTATAAACTCGGAACAATCGTGCTTGAACGTCTGAAAAAATGGCAACAACGCACACAAAAAGAGGTGAAATAATGAAACTGTGCCGTTGCCCGATTTGCCATTCCGATATTCATCTAGATCAGCTACTCGAAGATGATGCCGGACGTGAATTATTAGGTCTAATCGCCCAATGTCAGGCAGAAGTCGCTCGCCCGTTGGTCGCTTATATCGGCTTATTCCGTCCGGAAAAAAGCCAGCTGTCAAACAGCCGTGCGGTAAAACTGATCAAAGAAGTGTTAGCGTTATACCCACAGTCACTTTTATTGGCTCACGCCTTAAGCGAAACGGTGCGAGCGGTGCAAGATAAACGCCGTCACAACCAAAATCGCGCGGCGTTGACTAACCATAACTACCTAAAACAGGTCTATGACACCAATGCGCCGAAATTTGTCAGCGTTACTGCTCAAGCGGCAACGGAAAACACCGCTCAAGCGGCACAGCAGGCACAAGCACAACAACAAACCGACAGAATGAACCGTATTTTAGTGGTGGAGCAACTGCACCAATTTGGGCAAGAAATCAAACACCTCAAAGCCTACCCAGAATGGCTGGCGTGGAAACATCAACAGGAGGCACTGAATGGACGAAAAGCAAAATAACAGCACGTTTGAAGACAAAGCCCCCGAAATCTTGCTCGACCTTGCGGAACATACGCGTGAACTGTTGGTGCAAAAATACCAGTTTGAGGATAGTCAAGCCAAACAAATCGGCATTGAGCTGGCCCAGAGCATTGCTGAAAACTGGGGCGGCGAGGTGATTTATATCCCGAAAGCGTTGCTAATTACCCTCTGTGAACGAGATTTAGCCATCTGGAACGAATTTAACGGCAGTAATCACCGTGAATTATCTAGAAAGTATGGAGTATCTATGCAATGGGTTTATCAAATCGTTAAACGGATGCAAAAAGAGGAAATTGACCGTCATCAGATGGATATGTTTAAGTAAAAAAAGTCTTTAAACCCCTTTAAAATCATTATCTGCACTAATGTTTTAAACTCTCTTTAAACCAAGTTTAAAGGGAGTTTTTTTATGTCATTACCCATCCTAAAAATCGTCATCCACTGTTCTGCCACCCAAAACGGCAAGCAACTCAGAAATAAAACCGAAACTGCTGCGCAAGTGATTGATCGCTGGCATCAGCAACGCGGCTTTCAGCGTCAAGCGTGGGTATATCGCACTTTTAATCCGCATCTACAACATATCGGTTACCACTATGTGATCGACACTGACGGCACTGTTGAAACCGGGCGCAAGGTCGGCGAAACCGGTGCGCACGTTAAAGGGCATAATCAAAACAGTATCGGCATTTGCTTAGTTGGTGGCGTCACCATTGACGGCAAAAATTTTGGTCGTTACACGGCTAAGCAGTGGCAAGTATTGCATCGCTTGTTACGAGAATTAGAAAGTCAACATCCAAGCGCAAAAATCTATGGACACCGCGATTTATCGCCCGACCTGAATGGTGATGGAACGATTACACCTAATGAGTGGTTCAAAGATTGCCCGTGTTTTGATGTCTGGGAGTGGCTTGACAGTGGCGAAGTGATTAACCAAGACCATTTATTTAAAGATTAAGGAGCAACGATGACAATCAGTACATTATCCATTGTTTCTCTTACATTGATGATCGGCTTTTTTTTCGAGGTTGGCAAAGCGATTGGGATTTTAGTTGTGGATGAGATTCGGTGGTGCTATCAGCGTTGGCAGCTCAAAAAACGAGGGGGTAAAAAATGAAATATTTTTTCGGCTCTGTTTGTATTGTTGCCGCCGCCTATCTTTTGGGGGCAGGAAATAGTTACTGGGGTTGGTTTTTGTTTGCCGCTTTTTGGGCAGTCTGCTGGTAGGAGATGATATGAAACTCACCGAACTGATTACCAACGACAACGGTCGCTTATCAACCACTGCCTTTATCCAGTTTTTCGGCGCGTTACTGATGGCAGGAATATTAACTTATTGCGTCTATTTAGACCGCAGCTACACGCCCGAGCTATTTATGACCTTCGCCATTTTCTGTGCCGGCGGTGCGGCGACCAAAGGTTTTGCTAATGCAATCGGGAATAAAGGAGATAAACAATGACATTAAGTGCTTATATCTGGCTGACTATCATTGCCTTGCTCGGCGTGCTGTTTGCTTTTTTGTGGCTCAAAGTGGCGCAGGCAAAAAAACAAATCGCCACCTATCAACAAATTGCTGAGCGGCTTAAACAGCAACAGGCAGCGGCACAAGCACAAATTAAAAACTATCAGGAGAAAACGAAGAATGAAGAAAACAGCCGTAGCGTTAGCCGTGATGATGTTGTTGACCGCTTGCAGCAAGCCGGCGATTTACGTAACGAATAGCAGTTGTGCTGGCTTTAGTCTGATTAAAGCAAGTCGCAACGACACAACAGAAACCTTGCGTCAAATATGGGTACATAACCAAACTTATCGGGCAATTTGCAAGGAGGCAACAAATGACCGAAATCCTTGATGTGGTGCAAAAACATTGGGGAATTATCCTCTCTGTTGCCGGTTTTGTTGGCTTTATCGTGCGCTTAACGATGGACAGTAAATACATCAAACGTGAAGAAATGCACAGTCTGAAACAGACGGTCAGTACCAACGAACACCGCTTGGACGCATTGGAAACCAAAGTGCAGGATTTACCAACCACAAGTGACCTTGCCGAAATTAAAGTCTTAATGGCAAAGCTGGACGGCAAAAGCGACAAAATTGCCGTTAAGGTGGACGGGCTGGCACATCAAGTAGGACTGCTAATCGAAAAAGAGGTTAAAAATGGATAAATATCATATTTTTGCACAAGACCAACGGCTGGTGATTTTGCGCTCGCTAATCGAGGCGGACTACGACGCCAATGAAAGCATTTTGCAAGATTGCCTTGCGCTATACGGTCACGATATTAGTCGCGATAGCTTGCGCAATCAACTTAATTGGCTTGAGGAGCAAGGCTTAATCACCATTCGCCGCTTGCTAGATGGCTATATGGTGGCAACCATTACCGCCCGCGGCATTGATGTCGCCAAGGGACGCACCAAAGTTGAGGGAGTAAAACGCCCTTCACCAAAATATTAGAGGTGGCGTATGAGCGAGCAAAAAACACGTGGACGTGCCTCAAAAGTTGATCTGTTACCGCCTAATATCAAAACCCAACTGGCGATGATGTTGCGCGATAAACAATACTCGCAAACCGAGATATTGCAAGAGATCAACGACCTAATCGCTGATTGCGGGCTACCCGAATCAATGCAGCTAAGCCGCACTGGTTTAAACCGCTATGCGAGCCGTATGGAAAAAATCGGGGCGCGTATCCGCCAGTCACGTGAAATTGCGGAAATATGGACGAAGCAATTCGGTGAAATGCCTGAGTCTGATATTGGTAAAACGGTGATTGAGTTAGTCAAGCATCTCGCCTTTGAAATGTCATCGCAGTATGCCGAAAACGGTGTTGCGGAGCCGAAAGAGCTGGCAATGTTGGCGATGACGGTGCAACGCTTAGAGCAAGCTGCCAACTTAAGTTATGAGCGTGATCGCAAAATCCGCAAAGAAGTACTGGAACAAGCCGCCAAAGCGGTCGAAGAAGCCGGTAAACAATCCGGAATGGCAATCGCCGACGTGGAAAAAATGATGAGAGCGGTTTATGGCATTGGCGACTAACACCCTATTGTATGGCTATCAACAGCGTTGGCTACAGGATAACAGCCGCTTTAAAGTGGCAATGTTTGCCCGTCAGACCGGCAAAACCTTTACCACCACGTTGGAAATTGTGCTGGATTGTCTAGCGGCGGAAGCCCGAGGCGAAAAGACACGCTGGGTGATTTTGTCGCGTGGAGAACGCCAAGCGAAAGAAGCGATTAACGAGGGCGTAAAACGTCATCTTGAGGCAGTCGGTGTCGCGTGTGAAATTGCGGAAGTGCCGTTTAGCCCCACCATTAATGCGTTAGAGGTGATTTTTCCACACGGTTCAAAAATTACCGCCTTGCCAGCCAATCCAGACACCGCACGTGGTTTTAGTGCCAATGTGTTTTTAGATGAGTTTGCTTTCCACCAAGACAGCCGTGAAATTTGGAAAGCGTTGTTTCCGGTGATTTCCGCCGGTTGGAAATTGCGTGTTGTCAGCACACCAAACGGCAAAGGCAACAAGTTTTATGAATTGATGACCGATTTAGCTAATACAGAATGGTCACGGCATACGGTCGATATTTATCAAGCGGTCGCTGACGGCTTACCGCGAGATATTGAACAGCTACGTAAAGGCTTAAATGATGAGGATGCGTGGGCGCAGGAGTTTGAACTGAAATGGTTGGATGAAGCCAGCAGTTGGCTTTCTTATGACTTAATTGACAGCGTTGAACACCCTTTGGCAGGTTTACCTGAACATTACACCGGTAACCCGTGCTTTGTCGGGATGGATATTGCGGTGCGAGGCGACTTAACCGTGATTTGGGTGATTGAGTTGGTGGGCGATGTCTATTGGACACGGGAAATTATTACCTTGAAACGAGTGGCGTTGCGGGAACAGCTCGCCGAGTTAGACAGAGTAATGCACCAATATAACGTGATTGCTTGTAACCTCGACCAAACCGGCATGGGTGAAAAAATGGTGGAAGATGCCCAATATCAACACGGCAAGCAACGGGTGCAAGGGGTGTTGTTTAATATGGCAAGCAAACTCAATATGGCAACCATTGGCAAAAATGCGTTTGAAGATCGCAAAATCCGCATTCCGCAAGGCGACAGCGCCTTACGCGAAGATTTGCATAAGCTCAAAAAGGTGACCGGTGCAACAGGACAACCACGCTTTGTCGCCGAGAGCGACAGCAGCGGACACGCCGACCGCACGTGGGCGTGTTTTTTGGCACTGTTGGCTGCCAATGAGGCGGTACTGCTGCCGGTGAAAGCGTCTAGCCGTAAACCACGGCAGAGTAAACGAATGACAGAGGGATATTAAAATGGCGAATAAAAAACAGGATATGATCAACGTGATTGCGACCCGAGCACAGGCGATAGATTACTACGCTATCGGCTATTATTTGCCAAACCCTGATCCGGTACTCAAAAAAATGGGGCGCGATATTAGCGCCTACCGCGAGGTGCTGGCAGATAGCCATGTTGCCGGTTGCGTACGTCGTCGTAAAGCGGCGGTTAAAGGCTTAGAATGGCGAATCACGCCAACCGGGCGTGAGGATGTAGATGAACAACTCGAGGCGATTTTTGATGCGCTCCCACTTCATCAAATTATGTCACAAATTTTAAACGCTACCCTGTTCGGTTACCAAGCGTTGGAGGTGGTGTGGCGTTATGCGGAGGGTATTTGGCAACCGCTTGATATTCAGGGTAAACCGCCGGAATGGTTTGTGTTTGATGAGGATAATCAGCTAAAACTGCGTACCAAAGCCAATCCGGTGGGTGTCGCTTTGCCGGAGAAGAAATTTTTACTCGCTACCCAAGATGCCACCTATGAAAATCCATACGGACAAGGCGATTTATCCAAATGCTTTTGGGCAGCGACTTTTAAAAAAGGTGGGTTTAAGTTTTGGTTGGAATTTACCGAAAAATACGGCTCGCCGTGGTTAGTCGGTAAACATCCTCGCACGGCAAGTCCGATAGAAACCGAAGATTTATTAGATAGCTTGGAGCAAATGCTCGGCACGGCGGTGGCGGCTATTCCGGACGACAGCTCAATTAATTTATTGGAAAGTGCCAGCAAAGGCGGCAGCTCACAAGTGTTTGATGACTTTTTGCGTTACTGTAAATCGGAAATCAGTGTTGCCATTTTAGGGCAAGACCAAACGACCGAAGCTGACAGTAATCGTGCCAGTGCTACTGCCGGGCTGGAAGTGTTGGAAGATATCCGCAACGATGACGCGCGTCTGGTTGAAAGCGTGTTTAACCAGCTTTTAAACTGGCTTTGTGAACTTAATTTTAATGTGGAACAGCTGCCGAAGTTTGAGCTGTTTGAGCAAGAGAGCGTCGATAAATTACAAGCTGAGCGCGATGAGATTTTGGCACGCGTCGGCGTCAAATTTAGCACCCAATATCTACAACGCACCTACAACTTTGAGGACGGCGATATTGAGTTAGCCACTGAAAAGGCGGATAAGCCACAAGCCCAGTTTGCCGAACCGGAAATGCCAAAAAATATCGCCGATGGTATTGTTGAACAGCTCGAAGTGGAGGGTGAGCCTTATGTCGAAAGCTGGTTGCAACAGGTGCAAGACAAGCTCTCACAAGCGGAGAGTTTGGAAGATTTTCGCAACCGGCTGGACAGTCTGATTCCGGAACTGACCTTTACTGAATATGCGAAAGTGATGGCGTGGGCAAGTACCACCGCTGAATTGGCTGGACGTTATAGCGTGGCGGAGGAAGTGATAAAATGACGGTACAAAGTGGCTTTAGCTTTAAAGAGCAAGCTCGCTATTTTGCGAAGAAGCTTAACCTGCCAACGAATAGTTATCTTGATGTGCTTGGCGAAGAACACGACTACTTCTTTATGGTTGCCGGCGCCAATCGCAATGAAGTGTTATTAGCATTTCGTCAAGCGGTGGATGAAGCGATTGAGCGAAGCGGTACATTGGAGGAATTTCGCCAACGCTTTGATGAGATTGTGGCAAAAACAGGTTGGCAATATAACGGTGGGCGTAATTGGCGCACCCGTATTATCTACGATACCAATGTTTACGCCGCCTACAATCGTGGACGCTTGCAACAACATTTGGATTTAGCTGATGTGATGCCCTATTGGGAATATCAACATAATGATAATGCTCACCCACGACCGTTTCACGTGCAATTAGACGGCACGATTAGACCGGCAAATGATCCGTTCTGGCGTTACTACTACCCGATTAAAGCCTACGGTTGCCACTGCACCGTGATTGCGCACGATGAAGACGATCTTAAAGCGATGGGGCGTACCGTCTCGCCACCGGTCGAAATCGAATTTGAAGATAAACTGGTCGGCGTGCGTAGCGGCAATCCGAGAAGCGTCAATTTGCCGAAAGGGTATGATGTTGGTTTTGCACCGCATAATTTTGACAACCTGAAAGCGGGGCGACTGGATAGCGTCGACAAAATGTTAATGCAAAAGATGGTAACGGCTGATCCACTGTTTGCCTCAAAGGCGGTTAATGATTTGCTGGTGCAGCCTGAGATTATGGCGTTACACGCCCGCGCGTTTCAGGACTGGGCGCGCAAAGTAGCGGTTGCCACAAAAGCCGATTTACCAGCCATTGAAGATGTTAAATTACTTGGCGTCTTGCCCGAGGCGATCATTGATAAATTAACGGCGGAGGGTATCCCTCCTAATTCAGCGGTTATCGCCATTGAGCGAAAAGGTTTATTGCATTCGCTGCGCGAGCTAAAAGAGAGTGCAAACATTGCTGTGCCGTTGTCATTCTGGGAAAAATTACCTGCTTATTTGCAAGCGCCGAAAGCTATACTTTTGCAGCGGAAAGAGCAATTTGAAAACCCAGATAAAAATTTAAACACCTTGCTTTTTATTTATGATGCACCACAAGGAAAAAAGATTGCGGTGAAATTGGAGTATAAATTTAATTTGAAAGATAGGTTGACGAAAAAAAATCAAAAATATCACTTAAATAGTGTTACTACTGGCAGTTTAATTGATGAGCGACACTTGCAAAGTTTGCATGCGTTTGAATTATTATGGGGATCTCTGTAAGCATTGCCTGATTCGAACAGGATAATACGGTGGAAGCCAGCGTAACCTTTCCAGTAGGAAACCCGCTTACAGAGAATTAAATAATACTATAGTCTAAGAATATTTTTTAATCAACAAGAGGAGAATAAAAATGACTTATCAGGAAATAGAAATTAAAGAGGCGGAACTTATGCTGAAAGCCCTAAAATTAGTACCGGAATTTCAGGGCTTAACCATTAATCAAGTAGAACAATTACTTGAACTTATCAAGCGTGAAATTACGAACGTTCAGTGTTTTGAGCTTGATCATTCACTTCTTCAAGCAAGAGTTGAAGAATGGCGGAACGCTTACGAACAACGTCGCAAACAGCTTGACGAATATAATCATCGGTGGTGCGATTAAAGCCGTTTTTTAAATCATAGGCTAAACGATAGGTTTTTGCGAGATTGAGGATTTCAGCGGTTAAAAGCTGTTCCAATAAATCAATTTGTTTATCCATAATAAATTTCCTTTTGTTAGCGTGGCAACATTACCACGCTTTCTTTTTAGCCTAATTATTGGAGTGTGACAATGATCAAAATTACCCTAGACGACCGCGCCAGCCCTGAATTGCAAAAGATTGCGATCCAATTGCAACACCCGAAAAAACTCTACGGTGTGCTTGGTGAAACCTTGAAAAAAATTCACAAGGCACGTTTTAAGCAAGAAGTTGATCCGGACGGCAAAAAGTGGAAGTCGCTTGAAAAGTCAACATTGGAACGTAAACGTAAAAAAGGCAAAAGCCTGAAGATTTTGCGTCAAGACGGCTATTTAAGCGATAAAACCGCCTATAATTACGACGATAATAGCGTGGAATTTGGTTCTGATGCCAAATATGCACGAATCCAACATTTTGGCGGCAAGACGGGGCGAGGACACAAAACAAAGTTGCACCCTCGTCCGTGGTTAGGTGTGAATAACAATGATAAAGCGGTACTGTTAAATAAAGCCACGACATTGTTACAACGACAGTTATCGCAAATTAAGTAATTATCCGCTTTTTCCCGATAATTTAAAATTCATCATAAAACGCACGCTGTGGCGTTTTTCTCTTTCGGCAATATGATTTATCATCTGAAAAAATTTAAACGCACCCTGAAAGATTTAAACGGCATTTAAACGATATTAAAAATCTATTCTGCCGTTATTTTCCTTTTTTTCTTTCTCACTTTCCCATCTAAAATCTTTAAAGGGCTTTAAAATCAATTTATATGCCCAATCGCTACACTAGCGTCATCAATTCAAGGAGACGCTATGGAACTTATCGAAATCTTTCGTGCCGGCACCAGACAAGATGCTAACGGCAACACCATCACCATTACCGCCGATGATTTAAAAACCATCGCTGCCAATTACAGCACCCAGTACCACGAAGCGCCAATAGTGATCGGTCATCCGAAACACGACAATCCGGCTTATGGCTGGATTAAGGGCTTAGTGGCGGAGGGCGAGGTGTTAAAAGCCGAACCGCAACAGGTCGACAGTGAATTTGCCGAGCTGGTGCGTGAGGGCAAGTTTAAAAAAATCTCTGCCGCTTTTTACTTGCCAAACTCTGCTAACAACCCGAAACCGGACGGTTTTTATTTACGCCACGTCGGTTTTTTGGGGGCAATGCCGCCGGCGGTGAAAGGCTTAAAAGACCCCGTTTTTGCCGACAGTGATACTGAATTTGTTGAGTTTAGCGACTGGACAAATGCCTCGTTGTGGCAACGGTTGCGCGATTTTCTTATTGAAAAATTTAGTCTTGATGAGGCTGACCGCGTTTTGCCGGCGTGGCAAGTGCAAAGCTTACAAGAAGATGCGGTGCGTGAAGAAGTAAAGCAAATTTATGACACACCGCCCTCACCTATTTTTAATGAACCCGATGAGAAACCAAATGAAGGAGGAACTATGTCGGAACAAGAAAAGCAACGTCTTGCGGAACTTGAAGCTGAAAATGCACAGCTAAAAGCGGCACAGGCACAAGCGCAGCGCGAAAAAATGCACGCGGAAAATGCGGCATTTGCAGAAAGTTTGGTTGCGGAAGGCAAGCTCTCGCCGAAACAGAAAGAGGCTGCGCTCGCATTGCTAAATACAGAGCATGACAGTGCTGAATTTTCGGAAGATGACTTTAAGCAGCGTTTAAAAGCATTTTTAACTGAACTGCCGAAATCGGTTGAGTTTGCGGAAGTGGCGACCAAAGACAAAGTCGCTGAACCAAAAGATGACAGCGTGGAATACGCCGAAGGGACTGACCCTGCCTCAATCGAGATGGATAAACAAGTCCGTGCTTATATGAAAGAACATAGCGTCGGTTATGTTGAGGCGTTTAACGCAATTAACCAATAATTAACTAAAAGGAGACAATTAATGGCTGCACACAATTTAGCAAAATTACGTGTTCAAGACCCCGTATTAACCCAGTTAGCACAAGGTTATTACAACAACGAGCTGATTGGCGAAACGCTTATGCCGGTAGTCGAAATTGACAAAGAAGCAGGCAAAATTCCAACCTTTGGACGCTTAGCGTTCCGCCTACCAAGTACAGTACGTAACTTACGTGGGGCATCAAACCGCCTAGAACCGGAAGATATCGGGGCGATTGATGTGGCGCTGGAAGAACATGATGTTGAATATGCAATTGACTATCGTGAAGAAAACGAGGCAATTTTTAGCTTACGTCAATTCGCCCTCAACACAACGCAAGATGTCATTGCCTTAGGGCGTGAAAAAGAGATTGCTGATGTCGCACAAAACGAAGCCAATTATGACAGCACTAACAAAATTGTGCTGTCTGGCGAATCACAATTTAGCCACGCCAATTCAGATCCGTTTACGGTCTTTGATATGGCAAAACGTGCCATTAAACGTTCTATCGGTCGTAAAGCCAATGTTTGCATTATCGCCGGTGATGTGTGGCAGGTGCTAAAAGAGCATCCGAAAGTGATTGAAAAAATCAAATATGTGCAAACTGGCATTATCACACCAGAGATTTTTGCTAAGTTGATTGATGTCGATACGGTCAAAATTGGCGAGGCGGTGTATGAAGAATCCAGCACGTTAAAAGATATTTGGACCGATACGATTGTGCTGGCGTATGTCGCGCCACGTTCTACCGAGAAAAAAGGCACGGTTTACGAACCAAGTTACGGTTATACCGTACGCCGTGAAGGCGGCTTATTTGTTGACCGTTATGTGGAAAACGGCGGCAAATTGGAAGTGGTGCGTACCACCGACATTCACAAACCGCACTTGGTTGGTAAGCCTGCCGGCTATCTGATTAAAGACTGCTTGTTATAGGAGGAGAAACGATGACAAATCCATCCAGCAAAACCTTGCTGACTTGCATTGTGGCGCATACGGCGATTTTGCATAACGGCAAACGTTACGACGTGGGCGAAGAGATTAACTTGTCCGAAGCGCAATACAAACGTTTGTCGCACTACCTTACCGTCAAAGACGACAGCGCTGCACAAAAGGCAAAAGCGGAAGCACAAGCCAAAGCACAAGCGTTAGCGGAGCAAGCTAAAGCCGAAGCAGAAACCGAAACGCCGGCAAATGCTAAAGCGGACGCTGAAACTACGGCAAAAACCAAAACAGCGAAAGAGGCGAAATAATGTATATCACAACGGAGCGCTTGATAGCGACTTTCAGCCGACAAATCCTGATCCAGCTCAGTAATGACGACGGTCGAGCAACCGAGATTGCCTTGCCGGTGATTGAGATGGCGATTCGCTTTGCCGAAGAGCGGATTGATGCGGCGTTGCGCTCTCGCTATCCGTTGCCTTTACAGGATACGCCGACACTGATTGAGTCGCACGCTTGCGCCTTGGCGCGTTATTGGCTCTATGCGCGCCGACCGGAGATGAAAATACCGGAAACGGTGAAAGAGGTCTACCAGCAGGCGATTAAAGAGTTGGAGCAAATCGCCACCGGCAAATTGCACTTAGGTGTTGCCGATGCCGGCGATAATCAACAGCCGGGCGAGTTGTTAGTCGACAGCGGTGAATTTAAAGTGCGTTCCTCGTCAAAGCTCAATACGGACGGTTACTGATGTCTGCCACGCTTCCGATTTTGACCGCCATTCAACAGCAGTTAACTGCTGCGCTGCCGGATTGGCAGGTGGAGTTAATGCCGGATGATCCAAGTGATTATTATCTGGCTCATCCCAACGGCGCCGTGTTGATTGGCTATGTCGGCTCCACCTTTGGTGCTTTACGTGCTAGTGATGTGGTCAGTCAAACCCGTAAATTGCGTCTGATGCTGACCGTGATCAGCCGCAATTTACACAATGACAACGGCGCGTTGGCAGTGCTTGATCAGTTGCGCTTAAGTATTGCCGGCTTTCAGCCGCCGAACTGCGGCAAGTGCTATTTGATCAGTGAGCAGTTTAATGATGAAGAGAGTGGAATTTGGCAATATCAACTGCAATTTGAGGTGGAAACCGTGCAGCTTGAACAGCTCAATCCACAACATAAACCGAAATTTGTCGAAGCGATATTGCGCCGTCAAGGGCAACCGCTCGACAAAAAATTAACCCCTAAAAAAGGAGAAAACTAATGCCAGCAGCTTATCATCACGGCTCAGAAACGATCCGAGTCAATGGCGGCAGTGTCCCTGTCAGCCAAGTAGACGGTGCGATTATCGGCATTGTCGGCACCGCCCCAATCGGTGAGGTCAATGTCCTGAAATGTTGTGTCACCAAAAAAGATTTTGCCCAATTCGGCAATGTGTTAGACCGAGGCTACTCACTTTGTGATGCGTTGGATATCTTAAGCCGTTACGCCGCCGGTCAAGTCTATGTAGTCAATGTGTTAGATCCAAGCAAGCATCGCACTACCGTCAGCGAAGAAGCGTTAACGTTGGATGCTATGACCTTAATGGCGCAAACTGCCAATGTCGGCTTAATCGAGTTATCGCTAAAAGATAACGAAGATGTGTTGGTTGAAGGGACGGATTACCGTGTCGATTTATTAACCGGTGAAATCACTTTGCTGAAAGCACGCAGTGCGCCGCAGTTGAAAGCAACTTACAGCTATGCCGATCCAAGCAAGGTTACGGAAACTGAGATTAAAGGCGGTGTCGACTCTCGCACCGAAGCACGCAGCGGCTTTGAATTGCTCACTGCCGGCTTTAACCTGTTCGGTACCGATGCCAAAGTGTTGATCTGCCCGCAATATGACGCCACAGCGACAATGGCAGCGGCATTGGAAACCTATGCCTCACGTTTAAATGCGGTCGCTTATGTTGCTGCACCGCCGAACACCACCTTGTCGCAAGCGATTGCCGGACGTGGTCCGGAAGGCAGTATTAACTTTAAGACCGGCTCCGACCGCACCCAGCTCTTTTATCCGTATCTGTTAGGCGAACGCAACACGCCGGAAAGTTTAGCTACCCACGCCGCCGGTTTGCGAATGTTAACCGACGTGGAGCAAGGTTATTGGTACAGTATATCTAATCGTCAATTAAAAGGCGTGGTCGGCGTTGAAGTGGCATTAACAGCACGTATTGATGATGTGCAAAGCGAAACCAATCGCTTAAATGCGGTCGGCATTACCACCGTCTTTAACAGTTTCGGCACCGGTTTCCGTGTTTGGGGTAACCGCAATGCCAGCTACCCGACCAATACCCATATCAGCAATTTTGAAACGGTGCAGCGCACTGCCGATTTAATCGATGAAAGTATCCGCCGTGCCGAGTTGCAATATATGGATTTACCGATTGATGAAGCCTTGTTGGACAGCTTATTAAGCACGGTGGAAACCTATATGGGCACCTTAAAATCTATTGTCGGTTTCAGTGTGCAGCTTGATCCGGATGCCGATTTGGTCGATGCCTTCAGCCGTGGGCAAGTGCCGATTCAATACGATTTTACGCCGAAAATTCCGGCGGAACGCATCACCAACACCAGTATCGTTACGCGTAAATACTTAGTGAATTTAGTTTCCGGAGGACAATAATGAGCGCAGTCATCAATCAAGTCGATAATGCCAATGTCTATATCAATGGCAATAGCTTAATTGGCAAAGCGAAAAGCATCAAATTGCCTGAGTTTGAAGTGGAGTTTACTGAACACGACAATTTGGGGTTAGTCGGTGTGATCAAGCTACCGAGTAAGGTCAACGCACTGGAAGGTGAAGTCACGTGGGACGGTTATTATCCAGAAGTGGCAGCAGTTGCCGGCAATCCGTTTAAAACCGCCCAACTGATGGTGCGTGCCGATGTGAAAGTCTTTAATGCCGCCGGTATGGCGGAAGAAGTGCCGTTGGTGCTGACGCTCAATGCGATGTTCAGCAAGGTCAATCTCGGCGAGTATAAAAAAGAGCCGACCGAATACCCGATGACGTTCCAAGTGCATGCAGTGAAACAGATGATCAACGGCAAAGAGGTGTTGTTCTATGACGCCTTCAGTAACAAATATCGTGTTGCAGGACAGGATATTTTACAAAAATACCGTGCCAATATCGGACAGTAAAAATCTTTAAAGCGCTTTAAAATCAAATTTAAACCTGTTTAAGTAAACTCCTTAGTAGAAATTAACCAAACCTACTAAGGAGTTTTTTTATGTCAGCAGAAATTGTGAAATTGGATTACCCCATCCGTGACGGCGAGGGTAAAGAAATTACCGAATTACATATTCGCCGCGCCAAAGCAAAAGATATTCGTAAATTGCGCAGCACAACGGATGTAGAACAAAGTATTGAATTGCTTGCCGCCCTGACGGGATTAGTCCCTGAAGATATTGATGAGCTTGATGTGGCTGATTTTACTAAAGCCTCGGCAGTCATTGAAAAAATGCTAAAGGGAAAGTCGGCATTAGCCAAATAGATGAGGTATTAGCGGATTTAGCGTGGTGGTTCGGTTGGCAACCAAGTGAGCTTGAAGAAATGACATTGGATGATGTTTCAATATGGTATCAGCAGGCAAAGCGTCAGATCAAAGCAAATTATACGAAAGCCGCTATTTAGCGGCTTTACGGTTAAACACAGTGCCAATAAGCCAAAGTACAAACAAGATAGCCGAAATAACCCCAATTACGGTGGTTGTGATTGGATAGGTGGTGTAAATCATACCACCTAAAATGCTAAAAATAAAAAAGGCAGACAGTGCGATTACTGTAATGATCGCGGTTGAAACCATTTCAAAAATAATTTTCATCACTACCTCCTCATAAACCTAATAAAGGGACTATAACTTATGGGATCGAATTTAGCAATATCTTTAATCATTGGTGCGTCTGTTACTGGTGCAGTAAGGGGGATTAAATCACTCTCTAATAGCCTTAAACTCTTTCGCGACAACACACTATCTACCAAAAATAAGCTAACAGCGTTGGCAACACAGGCAGGGATTAGTCTGGGGAGCGCTGCTTCTACCTTATCTGCATTGAGTTCGACAGTGCTTGCTGCCTCAAAGCCAGCGATTGCCTTTGAAAGTGCAATGGCAGATGTCAAGAAAGTCGTTGATTTTAAAACGCCTGAAGGATTTAAAAACCTCTCAAAAGATATCTTAGAACTTACCCGCACGTTACCAATGACATCCGAAGAGCTTGCCGCCATTACCGCCTCTGGTGGGCAGCTTGGTGTAGCTGAAGAGGATTTAAAAGAATTTACCACGACGATTGCTAAGATGTCAGTTGCCTTTGATATGTCCGCTGAAGACAGTGGCGATGCAATGGCAAAACTGGCGAACGTGTATAAAATTCCGATTAAGGAAATTGGAAAATTAGGTGATGCTATCAACGAATTGTCAAACTCCAGTCCAGCTAAAGCCAGCGATATTGTTAGCACGCTTGGACGGATAGGTGGGGTAGCTAAACAATTTGGTTTAACCGAAAATGCGGCAGCGGCGTTAGCGAATAGCTTTATTTCTTTAGGGAAAGCACCGGAAGTCGCTGGTACCGCAATCAATGGCATGTTGACAAAATTGATGACCGCCGACAAGGGCGGTAAGAAGTTTCAGGCAGCGTTAGCTAGTGTGGGCGTTAGCGCAAAGCAATTAAAAGCAGATATTGCTAAAAATGGCGAGCAAGCCTTAGTCGGTTTTTTGAAAAAAATCCAGCATATGCCTAAAGAAAAGCAAATGGGCATTTTGGTTGATTTATTTGGGCTTGAATATGCTGACGATGTTGCTGTCTTAGCTGGTAATGTCAATGTGTTGGAAGCTAGCTTAAAAACCTTGCAGCAGACCGATGAAAAAGGCAAACCGAAATATCTTGGTTCAATGGAGCGTGAATTTGCTGCCCGTGCGGCGACTACCGAAAATAGTCTGAAACTGCTTAAAAATAGCTTTACCGAAATTGCTATCAACATTGGTAGCCAATTTTTGCCCATTATCAATAAGGTCATCAATAAAATCCGTCCGCTTATCTATAGCATTACCGATTGGATTGCACAGCATCAAGAATTGGTCGCCGTTATTGTACAAGGAAGCGTTGGGATTGGTGCAGGTGTTGCCGCTATCTTAGCGTTAAATGGCGCTTTTAGCGGGGTATTAGCCGTCTTTACTGCAGGCAAAGGCATTATCGCTGGCGTAAATTCGGGGGTTATGCTGTTAACTAAACTTGTGCGCTTTAATTTGCCGCTATTGTTGCAGCTAGGCTCGATTTTTGGCGGGAAATTGCTTGTGGGGATAAAGGCAGCAACGCAAGCCGTTTTGTTTTTGGGCAGCAGTTTGCTGCGACTTGGTGGCTTAGTGCTCTCGTTTGTGGGGCGCAGTTTTATCGCACTCGCTGAATTTATTGGCAAGACGGTGCTTGTCGCGACTAAATTAGCACAAGTGTTAATGGGTGCATTGTTTAAAGGCATAATGCTCGCCGGCAAAGCACTGCTCTTTTTAGGGAGGGCAATGCTAACTAACCCTATCGGGCTTGCGATTACCGCCATTGCATTGGGGGCGTATTTAATTTACCAATACTGGCAGCCGATTAAAGCGTTCTTTGGTGATTTGTGGACAAATATCAAAACCTTTTTTAATTCCGGCATCGGTAACATCACTGCCACCATTCTTAATTGGTCGCCGTTAGGCTTATTCTACAAAGTCTTCGCCGGTGTGTTGTCGTGGTTTGGCATTGATTTGCCTAATAATTTTACCGAGTTTGGTAAAAACCTTATTAACGGCTTGGTGAACGGCATCAATCGGGCTTGGGAGAGTGCCAAGCAGACGGTCAGCGAACTCGGCGACAGTGTCAAAAATTGGTTTACGGAAAAACTCGGCATTCACTCGCCAAGTCGGGTATTTATGGGCTATGGTGAAAACACAGTGGATGGCTTAGTCATCGGAGTAGCAAAATCAGCGATGAAAGTCGCTAATGCGGTGAGTGGTATGGGTGAAAAAATGCAGCAAGCGATGCCAAAAGCGTTGTCTGTGCCTGCTATTGAAACTGCATTGACACTCACAAATAAACTGCCACAAGTGACATCAGTAAAAACAGCACAATCCACTTTATCTGCAAAAACAAAAAGCATTGTTCGCAAGCATACTGTTAATCGTGCTGCTGCCGATGCGGCGACTGCGGCATTAACAGCAAGTTATTTACCATCATCGTTACGTCAATCAGTGCAGCAAAAATCAAAGCCAAAACCTTTACAAGAGGCATTACAACAGCGAAATGTCGCTGTTCGTGAGCAAACCAAAGATAATGCGATTACAGTCACCTTTAACCCAACCATTAATGTCAATGGTGCGTCTGGGCAAGGCGTAATTGAACAAGTACAGCAAGGCTTACAGATGAGTTTACGAGAATTTGAGCAGATGATTAATCGTGTGGTAGATCAAAAAATGCGGAGGTCTTACTAATGAGTTATGCGTTATTAGGGCATATCGCCTTTGATTTGTTAAATGCACCGACAGCGTTGGATGAAAAACACAGTGCGACCTATACCCAACACGATGTGCTAAGCGGTCGCCCACGGTTGCAGGTAATGGGCAATGAACTCACTGAACTGACATTAACACTTAACTTGCATTATATGTTAGGTGCCGTTGATGAACGCTATCAAGAACTGATTTTGGCTAAAGAAAATCAACAGGCACTGGCTTTGGTGTTAGGTTTCAGCAAGTTTAAAGGCTACTTTGTTATTACTGATATTCAAAGCCAAGCACTTTATACGGACGGTTGGGGTAATACGTTAGCACGTGATATTTCATTGACACTGAGAGAATTTGTGGGAGATCAAGGTCAAGACGTACTCGGATTAGCGTTGCAGTTAGGGAGTAGTTCGCCGCTGGGGGCATTGTTGCCTGCTGGTGCGGTGAAAGCGATTAATCAAACTAAGGCGTTAATCACTAAAGGCGTGCAGCTCTATCAACAGACAAAACGTGTAATTAATGATGTGCGTAATACAGTAACATTGATTAAAACGCTAGCACAAGATCCACTTTCTGCTTTAACACAATTACCCTTCGCTTTAGATAGTGTGGGTAAATCGATAGGGCCACTTGGTGAAATGCTAGGATTATCCAATAGTTTTAATGCGTTAACTCAAGGGATTACGGGAACGCAATATTTTCTCCGTGACATCGCTGAAATTGCGGAGAATTTAAACGTCTTTGAAAGTGCGTTTAAACAAGGTTTAAACGACAGTAAACTAAGTGAATGGTTCGATGTTGGTGTGAAAGCGTTAGACAGCTGTGATGCAGTGCTTGAACGCCTTAGCGAACCTGTAACGCAAATGACGGCGTGGATTGTGTTACGCGAAGATAGTAACGGCGAGGTGCGTGATGAATAAAGTGATTCAGCACACGATTAGCGAAGGCGAACGTTGGGATTTACTTGCCTATCGCTATTACGGCGATGTAGGTGAAATCAACCGTTTAATGAACGCTAACCCACACCTCTCATTTTGCGAAGTCTTGCCACGTGGCGAAACCTTATATGTGCCGATTATTCAGGTGAAAACCGATTCGCAAGCGGATTTGCCGCCGTGGATGCAGGAGGCAGAATGAATTTAACCGTCAGTCAACCCGACTTTCAACTCTTCTACGGCAAAAGTAACATCACGACTGATGTTAAGCCCTATTTAAAAGAACTCAGTTACACCGATTATCTCGCCGATCAATCGGACGAATTGCAGGTGACCTTTGAGGATATTGAGGGCAAATGGATCCGTAACTGGTTCCCCACACAAGGCGATGAGCTGCGGCTGCTATTGGGGTATGTTGGTACACCGTTGGTCAATCTTGGCGCGTTTGAGATCGATGAGATTGAGTGGTTATATGACCGTCAAAGTGGCACAGTGGTGACGCTGCGAGCGTTAAGTACGGGTATCAGCAAAGCCAATCGCACCTTAAAGCCGAAAGCGTATGAAAACACCACGTTAGCAGCGATTGTGCGTGAGGTGGCAAGACGCTTAAAACTCAATGTCAGTGGCACAGTCGCTCATATTCCGATTAAGCGCGTCACGCAATATCAAGAGCGAGATGTTGAGTTTTTGACGCGTCTTGCTCACGAATATAACCACAGCTTTAAAATTGTCGGTAAAACATTGGTCTTTACCACAATGCAAAGCCTCGAACAACGTGCAGCCGTGGCAACGCTAGATTTAACGCAAACGATCGCTATCCGCTTGCGTGATCGCATAAAAGACGCAGTAAAAAAGGTGAAGATTGCCGGTTTTAATACCGATGAGAAAAAAGCAATAAAAGCCGAACGGCAGACTAAAAGCAAACGCCCGAACAAAAAACAAGCGAAAGCTAGCAATGAAGATACATTAAAAGTGGTAACACGAGGCGAGAGTCAAGAACAGATAAATGCACGAGCAGAAGCCGCATTGCATCAGCAAAATGATGATCAACAAGCTGGCGATATTACTGTTATCGGTAATCCGAAGCTGGTCGCGGGTAATACCATTATGTTGACACAGGTGGGAATGTTTAGCGGTAAGTATTTGATTAAGTCTGCACATCATAGCTTTACCCGTTCAAACGGCTATACCACTAGTCTTGAAATCCGAATGTTAGAATTTATTGAGGAGATAGCAAATGACACAAGCACCAACCCATAATTTTGCAGCGACTTATCAAGAAGGCATTGTCTCGCAAGTGGATGCTAAACGACATAAAATCAAAGCGACAATTCCAGCACTGGAAGATTTTGAAACGGCGTGGTTGTCGTTTTTAACACCGAATGCCGGCGGTAATCAGTTTTATTGTTTGCCTGATGTGGGTGAATTGGTCGCTATTTTGCTCGATGCGCGTGGTGAAGGTGGTTGCGTACTGGGGACGATTTACAATAATCAAGACCCGGCACCAGCATCAAGTAATGATATTTGGCTTAAAAAATTTAGCAACGGCACCACCATTGAGCATAACCGTAGAACCGGCAACCTCACTATCCACACCAGCGGCAAAGTGATTGTGAATAACTGCAATATTGATGTTAACAGCGGCACTATTACCGTAAATGGCGGTGATGTCATTGCTGATGGCATTAGCCTTAAAAACCACGTTCACGGCGGTGTGAAAGCCGGTGGCGACAACACTGGAAAACCGCAATAAAATCTTTAAAGCCCTTTAAAATCAATTTTTCTCTCCGCCCTGTATTCTCAGGGCTATGAAGACACAAATTACCCATACCCATTGGCAACTCTCGCCGGAACTTGGTGATAACATCGCCATTACCGGCGAAAACGATATCCACCAATGTATCAGCAATATTTTGGCTACCCGAAAGGGCAGCGATATTTTGCGCCCCGAGTTTGGTAGCAATCATTTTGACTACATCGACCAGCCGTTTGATGTGGCTGTGCCAAATATCGTGCGTGAAATTTGGACGGCGTTAGAACGCTGGGAAACACGGATTGTTGTGCAGAGCGTCAATGTTACCGGCGAAGCACCGCACTTTTACTTTGATATTCGCTGGTGCTTACGTGATGACGTGGAGCGACAAATCTATCAAACCGAGGTGAACTATGGTTAGTCAAGCAAGAGAGGATGTTAAAATTATTGCGGATGATGTCAAAGTCATCTTAGCGCAAGCAATTACGGACTACGAACAACGTACTGGCAAAACATTACAGCCAGCGCATATTGAACGCTCAATTATTCAAACCTATGCCTATCGTGAGTTGTTAATCCGCAAAGGGATTAATGAAGCCTTTTTACAGACGTTTCCTCAGTACGCCACAGGCTTAGCCCTCGATTTATGTGGTGAGCCGTTCGGTTGTTATCGCATGCGTGATAAAGCTGCACGTTGTGTGTTGCGTTTTAGCGTCAGCGGTGAGCACGAGTCTATCTTAATCCCCAAAGACACGGTGGTCGCGGTCACCGACCAGCTTAGTTTTGTCACGATTGCCGATGACGTGATTACCCCACTGATTAGTTATGTCGAAATTGAAGCGGAAGCGACAGTTACTGGCATACTTGGAAATGGTTGGGAAATCGGACGTGTTAAAACCTTAAAAAGCAAACTTGCCACCGACAAAGAGGTTACCGTTACCAATATTGACATCACCTCAGGTGGCATTGAAGAGGAAGATGATGATGCTTATCGCTTGCGGATTTTATCCGCACCGGAAGCCTTTAACACTTGTGGTTCGGTGGCAGCGTATGAGTATTACACACGCTCGGTCTCACAAGCGATAGTTGATGTTGCTGTGATTACTCCAGCAGGCGGAAAAGTCGATATTTACCCACTTACTGTCACCGGTGTACCGGATGAACGCCTGAAAAATGAGATTAAGCAATATCTCTCCGCCGAAACTCGCCGGCCACTTTGTGATGTGGTTACTGTGAAGTCTCCAACGGTGCGAAGCTATCAAATTATCGCTGAATTAACGTTATTACAGGGTTATCGTGAGGATATTGTCAAAACACAAGCCAGAGATGCTTTACTCAATTATCTCTCTACCCGCACTCGCAAATTGGGAATGGATGTGGTGCCGAGTGCATTAATGCAAGTGTTGCGTGTTGATGGTGTCTATGACGTTGTGATTAATCAGCCCACCAAAATGATGATTAAAGCCACAGAATGGGCAAACTGCACCGCGGTTACTATTAATGTAAATGGAGTGCGGCAAGATGGCTAATTTACAGTATCCAACAATCATTGCTGCAAGTGATAAGTTTGTGGCGTTGTGTGAACTTGGCAAGCGTCTCGACCTGACGGAGAAACGTCAAATTATGACAACATTAGTTGAGTTATTACCTGATGATGTGATGCCACTACTTGCTGAAAAATGGAGTATGACAGGCTATGACGGGATGTTTGCAGCGCAAACAGATCAATCTAAGTCTGTATTAATCAATAATGCTGTGCAATTACACCGTTATAAAGGTACACCGTACAGTATCCGCGAGGTATTACGCAAGCTAGGTTATGGCGAGGTTGAGATTGACGAAGGGCTTATCTTACGCGATTACAGCTCTAACCAATCTGTTGCTGCAATTCCAGCGGCTGACAAATGGGCGCATTACGGCATTAAGCTCACGCGCCCGATTACCCGCGTCCAAGCCGATGAAATCCGCAATGTGCTGCGCAGTTATGCGCCAGCGCGCTGTGTGCTAGGTATCCTCGATTACAAAGCAGCACCACTACTCTACAACCACAAAGCGACCTATAACGGCGCTTATAACCACGGCTCAATCTAACAGGAGGACGATAAATGGCAGGATTAAAAGAAGAAAATAAATGGGAAAATGAGATCTATCGCATCGAAGAAAACGACCCTGTTGTCGGTGGCGAAGAGGGTACCTCAAATAAGCCGCAAAAGCAGCTCGCCAACCGCACCCAATGGCTAAAAGCCAAAATCATAGAGTTATTTGGCAAAGGGAGACCAAAAAAAATTACCGGCGATACAACCAATACAGCGGAGGCGGATGGCCACACCCACGAAATCGAAAAAGCATCAACATCGAGATACGGCATTACACAACTGACAGACAGTATTAATTTTGCCTCAAGTCTATTTGCTGCCTCAGCATTGGCGGTCAAAACGGCTTACGATAAAGCGGTAGCGGCTTATAATTTGGCAGCTGGTAAAGCCAGCTCAACGACAAATATATCTGCGGGAAATGGTTTAACTGGTGGCGGTCAGATTAATGCGAATAGAACTATCGCGATGGGTACACCGTCAAGCATTACCGCGTCAACCACAAACAGCGTCACTTCAACCAGCCATACACACGCGATTGATAAAGGCAGCTTGACGACCAGTGGTATTGTGCAATTAACGGATAGCGTTAATCAGGATTCCTCTGTTTTTGCGGCAACCGCTAAGGCGGTTAAGACTGCTTATGACAAAGCGGTGTCAGCTTGTAGTTCAGCAGCAAATAAAGTGAGCAAAGCTGGGGACACAATGACAGGTGTTTTGCGTGCAGCCGATTTTGTGATGAATCGTAACGGTAATCAAAAACTATCTTCTCTTTTTGATGCGTTGATAAAGCTCGCGCAGGGTGATGCGTCAGGCTTCCAAAGCATAGTGAATACGTGGGGTAATGCCGGCACAACACCGTTGGGAATTACTTATAATTTTACCAACCCTAACGCGTGGTATATTTGCTTCGGACCTTTTTTTGGGAATCTTATTATCCAAGGGGGATATCTTGTATCAAATATTAATGGGGAAGCGAATATAACATATCCTATAAAACTTTCGTACCGCACATTAATTTTAACAGCAATGCATATCGGGACTGGCGCGGTTGCTTTTGTTGATAGAGGCGCTAGCAGCACGGGATCTTACCTTTTAAAAATGCAATCAGTGAGCGGTGCGTCCTCTGATTGGCAGTTAAAATATTGTGTATTAGGGGTATAGCCAAGGGGTATATTACACGTCAGGCAGAACGGGTGGGCTAATAAATTACCCAATCTCTGTGTCAAAAATACTTGGAGCTTTTGGCTCAGAAGTGGGCAATGCGTCAAGCGGTACAATTGATAATCTGTTTTTTGATATACAAAAAAATTATCTTAGATTTATAGCTATAACAGAGGGCAACAATGAGTATATCTTGATATTAGCGGTGTGAGCCAAGGGGGACTTTTTAACATAGCACCTAATACATATGGAACTATTGTTAAAATTCCAATCATTGTCAAAAAAACTCTTTTTGCCATAAATGCACAATCTGAAGGAAATACAGAGTCAGCAATCCAAACATTTTCTACTTGGCATATGGGGGGAGCAGATAACAAAACAGCAATACACTTTTTAATTAACAGATTGCTGTCATACCAAGATACGATGGAGTGGATAGCTATTTGTATTTCTTAACTAATATTTAGGCATATCGCACTCCAATAAAAAGCTCCTTCATAGGTAAAATAAGTGTCGACAGTGCTTTTAGCCCAGAATCTGAAACTTGTTTCTGATACTGGTTGTAAACCAATTCTAAATGCCGCACCGCCAGTGTCAGTAGCTAAAATTGTCATAACATAAGCTCTAATTGGTAAACTGTAATATACGCCGGCTTGACTCATATTATTTTGTGGGAAAAACCGTTTCCCCCTTGGCTAGGCTAGCACCCAAAAGCGATCCAGAAACAGCCAAGGCCTGATATCAGGCTATTATTATAGACTTTTATGTGCAATTCTTGCGATTGATTAACGACCGCTCTGTTATAACCGGTAATTATCACTGGTGTCGGTTTATGAGAATAATCAGCCATATGAGGCGTAACAACTCTAACAGGGATATCTAAATTAAATCTTATCGGATAGTTAATTATCCTAATCTGATCGTTACCAGAATCGAAGTATCCCCCTTGGGTAATCATATCGGCAGGAAAAACTGGGGTTTTACTGATTTTTTTATCCAGTAACACACAAATAACAATCGCTTTAAACGGCGATTTAATCACGATTTAAAGCGATTTAAAGGCGTGTTAAAAACACGATTAACTACATTATTTGAGCAAATTTATCACTTTTCGTAAGTGCGTCAATGTCTTATGGGTATAAACACTATCTCCGACATTGCTAGATGCGTGTCCCAGCAATCTGTCGCGTGCAACTTTGTTGGCACCAGCAGCATCAAGCAAAGTTGCTACTGTGTGGCGACAGTCGTGTGTAGTGTGTTTTGCTTTGATCGCTTTCATTGCTTTGTCAAATTGTGTTGCCGCTTTTGCATAAGTCAGAGGTTGACCAGTTTCGTCAACAAACAGGTATTTCTGTTTTTTCTGAAGCCGCCGTTCTACAATTGGTAAAATACGAGGGTGGATTGGGATAATGCGGATGCCAGCTTTGGTTTTTGATGTTGTGATGTCAAAATATTTTTGTTTTAGGTTGATATTACTGCGCTGTAGCTGTAACAGCTCCCCAACTCGCATTCCGCTATACAGTAATATTAAGGCTAAATCAGTGTCTGTGGTTTGGCATTGCCACAATTTATTGATTTGTTGTCGAGTGAAAATTTTATGTGGGTGGACAGGTGTGTTTTTCCCCATTTGCAAATATTGCCCATAACTCTTATCTGTCCATTCATTAATTATTGCGTGAGCAAACAGCTGATTTATCAATGATCTCACTTTTTTAAGACTTGCGTACGACAATCCTTTCTCTTTCATCGCATCAAGTGCGTTTTGTAAATGGCGATATTTAATTTTGTGAATGGGCATTGAGATAATCGCAGACAGATGGTTATAACTATTGCGATAGCTTTCTGCTGTCGACTTTGACACTTGTCTGGCGTGGATTGGATACCAGAGTTGGTACACTTTTGCCAGTGTTATGCTGGGTTCCGGCTTATCTTGCTGATTGTGGTTCGCAAGTGCGGTTAATGCCTCCTCTTTTGTTTCGTAATAGCCAATCACACTGTAAATTTGTTTGCCACTATCAGTGTAACCGACCGTTTTTCGGGCAATGTATGGGCGACGCCGCACGCCACTAAGTTTAAATACTGAGCCGTAGCCGTTTGGTAGTCTCATATTTCCTCCATCTTTAAAATCTTTAAACCAGTTTAAAATCAAATTGTTTATCGCTCTTTTAAACTAAGGCGTAAAAAGGAGGTAATAGTATGAGCCTAATACATTTAATTGTGATTGATCCGGCAACAGGTCGGCGTGAAACATCGTTTGTTGCACCAATACACGGCAAAACTTATGACGATCTTGTCGCTAAAGCACAGGCAGATTATCCAAATCACTTATATCTGCGAGATGACGACGGCACATTGCAAGCACAGCTCACAAATCAAGATGCTTACTGGGTTGGGGGCAAAGTTGAGATTAGACCGTCATCATTGCACGATTGGGACGGTACAAAGTGGGTACTTAATCAACAGCGACAAGCAAAGTTGGCTAACGAAAAACGTCAGCAGCTTATTGATGATATTGATAACACTGCCTCATCTCTCATTACAAAATGGACGCGATTTGAGTCCGAATATAAAGAGCGCGAAAAGGCAGCGTTGGCGTATCAAGAGCAGAATTATCAAGGTGATGCAAGTGTTTATATTGTCAGTTTTGCCCAAGCTGCCAATATTGATAATAAGTCAGCTGCGTTGCTTATTTTAAAACAAGCCGGTCAATTACGTAGCACGCTTGAAAAGATGTCGGCATTACGTATGCGGAAATATGCGTTAAAACAGCCAAATTTAACGTTAGACGAGATGCAAAAACTCCACAATGACATCATTGCACAAATGCAAGAATTAGCGGAGGCACAGCAATGACGGATCAAGTATTTTTGGCCTTGTATAAAGGCAAGCGTGATGGGCATAGTCTGTATAGTTATTGGTGCAGACTTAGTGATTGGTTAATTCGTAAATTTACGCGTGGTAAATATAGTCACTGCGAAATTGCAATTAAAAAAGAGACTAATTTTACCGACCGCTATGATTGCGATGTTTATTACGAGTGCTACTCCTCATCTGTGCGTGACGGTGGCGTGCGTAAAAAGGTCATTGATGTAGAGGACGGCAAGTGGGATTTAATCCCGCTCACTGGCGTGAGTGAATCACAGGTTATCTATCATTACCAGCTCACTAAAGGCAAAAAATACGACTGGTGGGGTGCATTAGGCTTAGTGTTTTTGATCCACGAGCGCCGCAACCGCTATTTTTGCAGTGAGTGGTGCGCAAGGGCGATTAATTACGGTTGTGAGGGCTGGCGCTTTAGCCCGAATCATCTAGCGGCAATTTTTCGGGCAAATAAGGTTAATTAATGATTACGAAATGTACTATTGGGGGGGGGTAATCGCTCCGCAAGCTAAATATTTTGCTCAAGCACCCCTACCATTTGTCGGGCAAAAGAGGATGTTTTTACAGCAGTTTAGATCGGTCTTAAACCAGATGATTGCTGATAACGGAGATGGCTGGACGATTGTCGATGCGTTTGGTGGCAGCGGTTTGCTAAGTCATACCGCAAAGCGCCTTAAACCTAACGCCCGTGTGATTTATAATGATTTCGACGGTTATGCCGAGCGTCTCAAGCATATTGATGATATTAACCGTCTGCGGCAACAATTGAGTAACTTGTTGACAGGTTATCCACGACAAAAACGGCTAGATATTGCAATGCGTCACAAAGTAATTGATGCTATTGAGTCGTTTGATGGCTATAAAGACCCACATATTTTGTGTGCGTGGTTATTGTTTAGTGGACAACAGATAAAATCTCTCAATGAGCTGTATCGGCACGGCTTTTATAATTGTGTGCGACAGAGCGACTACGATACGGCAGACGGCTATTTAGATGGGATTGAGGTTGTTAGTGAGAGTTTTAGCGAGCTGTTGCCGAAATTTGCAAATGATAAAAAAGCAATATTCGTACTTGATCCACCTTATCTTTGTACACATCAAGCCCGTTACAAGCAAGAGTCTTATTTTGACCTCATTAATTTTCTGGAGTTAATCAAGCTTACACGACCACCTTACCTCTTTTTTAGTTCGACTAAAAGCGAATTTGTGCGGTTTGTGGATTGGCTAATCGCCACCAAAGGTGATAATTGGCAATCATTTGCGGATTATCAGCGGATTATTGTGCAAACATCAACAAGTTATAGCGGCAAATACGAGGATAATCTCATTTATAAGTGCTAATAAAGTGCCTTGCGGCACTTTATAAACGGGTAGGTAGCTCGGAAAGTAGACAGTATAAGGCAGGTTGGTTTGGATTAGTGTTAGCCACCAGTTTGACAACTTTGTCTTTTCTGCCGTCGGCTAAATAATGGATATCAAGACAATATGCACGATATGAGGTTTTGCAAAGTACGAGGCTAAGGTTAAAGAGTTTAAAGGTTGCATCCTCGCGCTCCGCAACTAACGCAAGCTCTAACATCATTTCACGTTCGGTTCTAAACTTCATTCTAATCTCCTTTTGCTGCTTTTTGTGTTCAGGACATCATTGCTCTGTTGCGGCGCAATGTGGAGAGGTATAGAGCTCTATTTGACTGACTGCTTAATAATACGACTGGAGAGGTATGGAGGTCTATTTAAACAGCATTTAAAAGGTATTTAAATTAGATGCAGATCCATTAAATCTGCGACAGTTATAATGTCGCAAATTTCGTGGTAATGTGTCGCAAATTTCGTGGCTTGCTACATTCAGAAAAAGGCGTATCATCATCTTTATTTTTAACACCATCCCCATCAGAGTCTTCGTCACCGTCGTTTACGCCATCACCATTGGTATCCGGATTATGCGGATCTAAACCACTGATATCATCACCATCTTTGTTTTCTGGATCGTTTTTCTCTACATCATCCGGTAAACCATCGTTGTCGTCGTCTAGATCATCTTTGTCCAAAAGTTTATCCGCATCAAGGTTATCGTCTTTTGCCACAACACTAATTTCTTTACTAGGTTCGCTCTTTGGTGCTGTTGCTTTGTTATCATTTTGTGCGCTCAAAGATGTACCATCTGCCACTGCATCAGGAGCAAGGGTAATCTTACCGGTTTGGCTATTAATGCTAATCAATGGGTTATCCAAGGCTTGTGTGCCTGCATCATCTGTATACAAGCCCCATGCACCGTCTTTGTTAACCGCATAAATTGTTGTTGGTGTACCTGCGCCATCATTACCGTCTTCAGGTGTGTAGTTGATGGTCACGCGATCGATGTGTGATGCTCCATTGCCTAATGGGTCAATTTCTACCCCACCAGTATAACGGGTCACACCATCTTCACCCACTTTGGTTGAATGCGTTACCTTAGGATCAGCGGGTTGATTCACATCAGAAACACCATCATTGTTTTCATCTGTTTTACCTGGTTTTGTGGTATCGGATTCGTCTTTATTTGAAATACCGTCACCATCGGAGTCTTCATCACCGTCTTTTACTCCGTTATCATCACTGTCATCTTTGCTTGAATCTAAACCAGCATCTTTTTCATCGGCATCATTGACGCCATCATTATCGACGTCGTTATTATTCACGTCATCTTCGCCGTCTTTTTTGCCATCACCGTCGGTATCAGGGTTAAAAGGATTAGTGCCATTGTCTTTTTCATCTTTATTGTCGACACCGTCCCCGTCTTCATCTTTATTGCCGTCGTTAATATCAGGTTTACCATCACCATTGCGGTCAGTGGTGGTGTTTAAGTTAGGATCTGACTCTTCTTTGTTGGTTAAACCATCATTATCAGTGTCTTTATCGCCATCCGGTGTGCCATTTGTATTTGGATTTTTCGGATCTGTGCCTGCTTCTTTTTCATCAGCATTATTGACACCATCTCCATCAATATCGGTATCTAAATCATCACGGACACCATCGCCATCTTGGTCTGGCAAGACTTTACTTGGGTCGTCTTCAGAAAAAGGCGTATCATCATCTTTATTTTTAACACCATCCCCATCGGAGTCTTCGTCACCATCGTTTACGCCATCGCCATTGGTATCCGGATTATGCGGATCTAAACCACTGATATCATCACCATCTTTGTTTTCCGGATCGTTTTTCTCTACATCATCCGGTAAACCATCGTTGTCGTCATCCGGATCAACATCATCTGTTAAACCATCCGCATCATGATCATCTTTTGGTGCGGTTTCTGTAACGGTTTTACTTGGATTTTTGGCAGCATCATTTTCATTGTGGACAGAAATAGTCGAACCATCAGCAATCGCATCCGGTTTGAAAGTAACTTCGCCTGTACCTTGATTAATAGAAATGCCTTTGTCGGCTAACTCATCAGCAGGAATAATGTTGCCGTCTTTGTCAGTAATCACCCAAGTGCCATTATCATTTTTGGCAATAATGGTTGTTTCCTCACCTTTACTATCATTACCATCTTCCGGTGTGTAGGTAATTACGGTTCTATCAATATGCGTATTACTATCTTGTGCAGGTGTTACTTTGATGCCACCTATTTCGCGCTCCTGACCATCAGGACCTTTTGCTGTGGTTTTAGTGATAACAGGATCTGACGGTTGAGTTAAATCAGCAACACCGTCATTGTTTTTATCAGTAATTCCTGGTTGGTTAGGATTGGATTCATTTTTGTTTGGAATGCCGTCACCGTCGCTGTCTTCATCCCCGTCTTTAATACCGTCTCCATTGGAATCATTTTTGTTGGAATCTAAGCCAGCTGCTCTTTCATCAGCATCATTAACGCCGTCGTGATCGCTGTCGTAATCGCTTGGATGGCTGTTATTGCTGCTTGAGCCACCGCCTGAACCGCCGCCGGATCCGGCTGCAATCGCACCGGCTGCGCCGATACCGCCTAAAATCCACCAGAATAACATTCCGCCACGATCATCTTCGATTGTTCCCACTTCACCGGCGACTAAGCCTTCCAATTCGTGGTCAACTTGGGTAATGATCACTTCTCCGGCCGGTGTTGTTTCGGTTGCCGGCACATCTAATTTGGCGTAGCATTGATTATCTTCTGAGCAAACGCCCCAGAAATCTTTGATCACAACTTCTACATCTTCTTTATCGCTGCGCAGAATGAGGTCATTGCCTCGACGAGCCACTTTGATGTCTTCCGGTGTTTTGCCGGTAACGCTGTCGATAAGGTTATATTCTTCGCCAACTTTAGCGGTCACTTGATAGTGTTGTGCCGCTTTTAAAGCTGTGCGAGAATTTGCGTGTTTTGCAGTAAAGATTAAAGCCAT